TCAATTGCCATTGGATTATGTTGATTTCTGGGTCTATTTTTCTTTAAGAAAAAAGCATATGCTTTCTTGTTCATTATTCAAGGATTAATTTTTTAATAGTTATAGAACCATCAATATTTTTTTCTAATTCCGCCTTAGATTTTATGCATTTGTACATTACGTTTGGTTGATACTGACGCTCCGCCGTACGCTTACCTCGTAAGCATTGAGCCATTCCCTCGTGCTGGATTCTGTGTTCCTTAATTTCTGCCCCTACGAACATAAGAAGGGCAACTACTGTTTCGATCATTGATGACCTCCGTTTCCATTTTTATAATGTATTTCTCTGTTTGCATCTTTTAATTCTTCTATATCTTCTAAAACTTTATCCATTTGTTTTCTTAAAAATTCTATGTTGACTTTGTTTAAAGCCATATTCTCTATGTGTGTATTTATCTTATCGGTGGACTTATATAAATCCTCGATCATCATAAATTGTTCGCTATCTGCGGGAAGCGACCCAAGTTGGCCCCGCGGCCATTTGATTCTAAACTCTGTATTCTCAGTCAAGTCTTTTGTCATTAACTCTACTTGTGTTGAAAGTTTATTTTGAGTTTCTATAATACCGAAGTAAGCCCAGGTGCCGATCGCGACCATCGCGATCAAACTGGCAACCGTCTTCATCGGCATCTGTACACGTGCTTCATCTGAAATGTTGAGTGGTTGTTTAGACATTAGTTATAACTGTATCCTGTGTTGCCTGTGTTGCCTGATTCAAGTTTCTCGAATAGTTTTTTATGTTGGTCCATGATCTCTTCATCAGAGTCCATCATACGATCCATTTGATCTTCTAGTTTTAAAACTTGTTGTTCAATTCTATGTACTTTATCTTCATGCACCGCTTGGATAGTTGAAAGTTCAAAAGTTCTAGATAGACTCCAACCCCCTAATGCAATTAGGAGTCCAACCAACATCGTTAAAATTTTTTCCATCATTTTTGCCAGCTAAAAAGCCAGTCTATGAATTTCTTCCATAGGTTTTTGATCATGTTTTTTTCCTTCTCTGGTTTTACAGCTTCAGGTCCATGTACATGGCCACAATGAGGACATTCTCTTTTTATATTATACTCTGCGAGAACAAATCCCATTCCACAATTTTCACACTTCATCTTTTGTCTCCTTAACAAAACCCCAACTATTTTCTTTTTTAGTAGGACGTTTTTCTTCTATTTCGTAAAAGAAGTTATCAGTGTTTTCTGTTCTCCACTTACTACTATCTTCTACGTTCCAATCACTCGTCTGTACTTTCCAATCCGGAATTTCATCTTTCACCGTGAAAGAAGGTATGTCCCAAAGTATACGATTGTTAGGTTGTGCTGCATAATTACCATCATCTAATGCTAATATATGAGCGCACTTATGTTCGTGCGGTATTTCTGAATGATCAGTATCTACTATATTACTCTCTGGATGTGCCCAGTCAACAGTAAATAAATATTTACCTGCGTGCGTTTTTTTATCTTTTCCGAAGTATTTGCCGGCTTGCCCGTCTAAGATATCATAAGAAGTAACAGAAGGATAGTAACTAAAACAATTCCATAACTCCAATTCATCAAGCCTACGTCCAGGTACTTCTTTTGCTTCAAATTCTCTTTGTATAAATGCAGAGATTGGTAAGCGGTAGAAGACTGCACCATTTTCCATAATTGCATGGAACAGAAGCGGGCGACCAGTAATCGAAGCGAAGCCGAAGATAATACAATCTTCAACTTCACCATGATGAGCTTTAAGATCATAGAGATACTCTCTCCTGATCTGTGCATAAGTCACAGGTATATTCGCATTTAAATAAGCCATGACTTTTCATTATAATATTATTGCACCAATTATTACACCGGCTGCAAAACAAACAAGTTCTCTTCTGTTATGTAATTGCCAGATCATAAATTGATTTATATATTTTTTAATCATTATGTCCTCCTATTTTATTGTACCCCAGTTTGGTCCAAGTTCACAGTCTACTTTATTAGGCAACTCTAAGTCAACCGCGTTTTCCATTATTTCTCTTATTTTTTCTTGATTACCATCAACTGAAATATCTAATTCATCATGTATTTGAATATGGGGAAGAATTCCTTCTTTATATAAATCCAACATGGCTTTCTTGGTCATATCTGCCGCACTACCTTGAATTAATTTATTCAAAGCTTTGTATGTAAAAGCCCTACGTGTAGGATTGTTATGCCAATAATTTTTATGTGGATTTCCATCTGTATCTTTTATTAATTCTCCCTCTTCGTCTTTTAAAAATTCTCCCATCTGTTGAAGCTCTAACATTCTCTCTTGATCCTCAGCTGGTACGTATTTTCCCCAATCACTGCCACGTAAGATTGGCTCATATTTAGGAAACCTACATCGTCTCCCTAATAAAGTTTTAATCTGACCTTTAGTTGAACCTGCGTTCATAATCTTATTCATTAATTGTTTTACAAATGGAACTTTAGAATGATATCTATCAAAAAGTTCTTCGGCTTTAGATTTAGTTACACCTAATTCTGCTTGAAGCTTTGCTTTACCCATTCCATAAAATAATCCTAAATTAATTGTCTTAGCTTGCGATCGAGGAATGTCGGCCATATCGGCAACAATTCTGTGAAAGTCTGTTGAAGCATCACTCTCATAAGAGTCGGCAATAGTATTGACTGAGGGTAAACCAAATTTTAAAGCATAGTGTGCTACAAGTCTTGGTTCCTGTTGCGAGTAGTCAAAACAACCCCACTGGCATCCTTCCTCTGGAATAAATAAAGATCTAATTAATGGTCCTGTATCTGGATCTCGCGAAGGGATTTGTTGTAGGTTTGGATTCTGGTAAGAAAATCTACCTGTAACCGTTCCTCCATCATCAGATCTTATCTGATTTATTTCCGCGTGAATTCTCCCTCTATGTTCAAAATTTAAAATAGTATCTATAAAGGTTGTATTGACCTTGTTAATTTTTCTAGCTTCTGCTATCATCTTCACTATTGGATGTTCATGATTAGAAAGAAAATTTTTTGTAAATGAAGGAGAATCAGTTTTTGTTGTACGTTCGTAAGGTAGTTTTAATTTTTCAAAAACTTTGGCAATCGATCTTGCTGCCCATATTTGAGTATCTATTCCTGTTTCTATTTGTACTTGGTGGATTAATCTTTCTTCTTTTCTGGTCAATTCTTTTTTTAATTCAGTCGCTCTTTGAACGTCCACTCTCACTCCAAGAAATCTCATGTCCACAAGACAAGGGAAAAGATCTGTCTCAAGATTAAATATATCCTGCAGATCATTTTCAATTAATAATTTTTTAACGTGTTGCCATAACTTAAAAGTTAAAGTAGCATCTTTCTCTGCATAAGCACCTACCTCTTGAGCAGGTAACATCCACATATCTTTTTTAGGATCAATACCTCTAGCTTTGGCTGCTTCGTTTAATGCTCTTTCATTTTTTCCTTCATTTAAAAAATGCCATGCTAAAGTATTTAAGGTGTAAGAGAATCTGTTTTCATCTAATAAAGAAGAAGCAATCATAGTATCAACGATTAAACCATTGATTTTTAAACCTAAATTACGAATCCAACATACGTCGTACATAGCATTATGAAATATTTTTGTAGCAGGGCACTCAAGAATATCTTTAAACCACTCTAAAGTTTTTGCCCTATCCATATTAGGTCCTTCTCCATGAGCAATAGGAAAGTACCAACTGTCATTATAAGTGGCAACAGCTATTCCTACTACTTCTCCTCTACCTACTACAGCGCCTGATCCTCGAGATTTTAATTCTGTATCACGTGTCTCTAAGTCAATTGCTATTTCGTCATGAGATCTTAAGTCTGGGTATTCGGTATGTGCAACCCATTCTGTAGCTGGTAATATCATTTAGTATCTTTCATTTTTTTAATTTCTAATTCACAGTAATGAATTATTTTTTCTAAGTCCTCTACTTTATTTTTAAATAAATATCTGCAAACATATTTTACAACGTTCCCTTGAAAGAAAGAAAGATTATTCTTTGAAATAAATTCATAGGGTTGAATTTTAAATTTTTTATAATGACTTCCTCCCACCTGCTTATCTTGTGGAAATGCGTCATCAAATATATTTTTATTGGTCATAGCTGATACTCCTTTAATTTCTTTTTACTTTTTAATTTATATAGATTATTTCTTGCTCTCGTAATGCCAACATACCACACTCTATTCTCTTCATCTTGTTTGTCAATACTTAATCTAATTCCCTTTTGAACTTTTCTTCCTTGATGTAAAGATAAAATTACATTATCCTCTTCTCCACCTTTTGAAGCATGAATAGTGGATAACCAAATTCTTGCTCGTTCATTTAATTTTTCCTCTGTACTTAATAAATTTCTTAAATATAAAATTTCTTTTTGGTCAGCTACAAAAATATCATACCAGGGAATCTTAGCGTCCCAATTTCCATTAGGAATATATTCTCTTACTTCATTTATTTCTTTAGATTCTAATACTCCTTCCATTGTCCATTTAGTGTAGGCAACAGCCGCATTATGTAATCCTACCTTAAAACTTTTTCCCTTATTACTTTGATAATATAAATTTTTCTTTTTTAATTCTTTCATAATTTCCAAGAGATTACTTTTAGTTCTAGTGAGAATAAGCCACTTACCTGTGGTAAGATCAACTTGACCTAAATTATTAATCGTAGACGCAAGACCCTCTTGCGCTCGTGGAAGATATTCTTTATGTTTCCTGATGCCTGCTATCCGACTCACGGGTATTTGAGATTCCTGTTGCACGGCTCTTGAAATACGTCTTGAGTATCTTAATACTCGTTCCTTAGCTGGCTCATTAATAAATCTATTAACATCAGCACCAGCCCATGCAAAGATAGCTTGATCATCATCACCGGCTAAATAAATTTGTTCACAATGGTTTTTTAATTTATCATAAAGTTTCCATTGCAACGGAGATAAGTCTTGTGCCTCATCAATAAAGATAGCTTTAAAAGAAGGAATCTTTTCATCAGGTAAATCTAAAATCATTTCAATCATGTCATTAAAATCTAAGATGTGATTTTTCTTTTTAAATTCTTGAAGATTAAGAGCTATATGTTTTAAAACATCCCAATCTATTTCTTTTTTGTCATGTTCATTTCTATCAAACTCTTCACGAATAGTGATTCCTCTATTGATGGCTCTTCCTATTAATTGAAAATAAGGATTATCACACGTAAGAAAATGAGTTTCTTCTTCATTATATTTATCAGAAAAGTTTACACGAATGTTTAATTTTTTACCAAGCTCTTCATAATGATAGGGTTGCATAACTTGTTCATCAGTTAATCCAATTAAATGATAACAGAAAGCATGTAGGGTTTGAAAGTAAGGAACTTTTTTATCTGAAACACCTATTCTAGTTCTAGCTTCGTTTGCAGCTTTTTTAGTAAAAGCAAAGTATCCTATTTTATGATAAGGAGTACCTGTTCTAATATATGCTTTAACTCTTTTAAGTAACCTAAAAGTTTTTCCGGTACCTGGGGGCCCGTATATTTTATTTATCTTTTCCATTGGCCCTTTTAAATGAATCAATTAATGCACCTTTCCATCCAAAATAGCCATGATGAGTTGTTTCACCATCAGCCACTCCGTATAATTTAAAACCTGCACCCTTAATTAAATTACAGAAGTTAACATCCTCTCCCCACCACATTCCATCTTTATCAAACGTAGTATCCCAGAAATTATAAAAATAATTATTTGCTTCCG